ATCCTTTCTTTTTTAAACCCATACAAGATGGTATGGATCGTCCTAAGACAGAACTAGCTTATAGAGTACCAGCTTCTAAATTTACAAGAAGATCAATTACTTCTACTGAAAAAATAGAAGATCTTGCAGGACTAGATACAACTATTGACTGGAAGAATACTGGAGACAATAGTTATGACGGTGAGAAACTAGCTTTACTAGTACATGATGAAAGTGGTAAGTGGGAAAGACCTGAGAATATTTTAAATAACTGGAGGGTAACTAAAACGTGTTTACGTTTAGGTAGTAGAGTTATTGGTAAATGTATGATGGGATCAACATCAAACGCTTTAGATAAGGGAGGTAGGAATTTTAAAGATTTATTTGATGCTTCAGATTGTTTGAAAAGAAATCAAAATGGTCAGACTAAAAGTGGATTATATAATTTATTTATCCCAATGGAATGGAATATGGAAGGCTTTATAGATATATATGGTATGCCTGTTTTCAATAACCCAGAAAAAAAAGTAATTGGAATAGATAAGGAAATAATACAACAAGGAGCTTTAGATTATTGGCAGAATGAAGTTGATTCATTAGCGTCAGATCCCGATGCTTTAAATGAATTTTACAGACAATTTCCTAGAACTGAATCACATGCATTTAGGGATGAAAGTAAGCAGTCATTGTTTAATCTTACTAAAATATATCAGCAAATAGACTATGATGATTCTATAAATATACATCATCATGTAACCCAAGGAGGATTTCATTGGAAAGATGGTATAAAAGATAGTAAAGTGATTTGGACTCCAAATAAAAGAGGAAGATTTTTTGTAACTTACATTCCTAAAGCTGCGCTACAAAACAATGTCATAATTAAGAACGGTAAAAAATATCCAGGCAACGAACATATAGGTTCTTTTGGTTGTGATTCTTATGACATATCTGGAGTTGTTGTGGGTAAAGGTTCTAATGGGGCTTTACATGGATTGACAAAATTTAGTATGGATGATGCTCCTAGTAATCATTTCTTTTTAGAATATATTGCTAGACCTCAAACTGCTGAAATATTTTTTGAAGAAGTATTAATGGCTTGTGTTTTTTACGGCATGCCAATACTGTGTGAGAATAATAAACCTAGATTATTGTATCATTTTAAAAACAGAGGGTACAGAGAGTTTAGTTTGAATCGACCAGACAAAGTATATAATAAATTGTCTAAAACAGAAAAAGAGTTAGGAGGAATACCTAATAGTTCGGAAGATGTAAAACAATCTCACGCTTCAGCAATTGAGTCATATATAGAAAAATACGTTGGATTAGATTTAGAAGGAAGTTATAGGCAAAAAGATGATATGGGAGACATGTATTTTTACAGAACATTAGAGGACTGGGCAAAGTTTGATATTTCTAATAGAACTAAGTTTGATGCTGCTATTAGTTCAGGATTAGCAATTATGGCTAATCAAAAGCACCTATATACTCCAACTCAAAAACAATCAAAAATAAGCGTTAACTTTGCAAGATACAATAACAAGAACACAGTAAGTCAATTACTTAATACATGAAAGAAGTAACAATAGATATCCAGGCTGCTGCATTCCCAGACCAATTCGTTTCTGACTCTACTAAAGACTCTGAAGAGTATGGATTACAGATAGGTCAGTCAATACAATACGAATGGTTTAGGCGAGACAGTGGGTCTTGTAGATTCTATAGTCAATGGGAGGAATTCATGCGTTTAAGATTATACGCAAGAGGGGAGCAGTCAATAGCCAAATACAAAAATGAATTAGCAATAGATGGCGATTTAAGTTATCTTAATTTAGATTGGACTCCAGTTTCTATTATACCTAAGTTTGTGGACATTGTAGTAAATGGAATGTCTGACAGACTTTTTAAAGTTAAAGCTCATGCTGAAGACGCAATGTCAGCTGAGAAAAGAAATCAATTCCAAAAAAATATTGAAGGCGAAGTTTTAGCCAAGCCGTTATTTGAACAAATTGAAGCAGATATAGGTGTTGATGTTTTTCAAACAAATCAAGAAGAGCTTCCTGAGAATGATGATGAGATGGAGTTATACATGAACATGAAGTATAAGCCAGCGATTGAAATAGCAGAAGAAGAAGCTATTAATGTTTTATTTGAAGAAAATCATTATAATGACACTAGGAGTAGAGTAGATTACGATTTAACTACTTTAGGAGTTGGAATTACTAAGCATGAGTTTCAGCAAGGAGCTGGAGTTAAAATTAGTTATGTAGATCCAGCAAATGTGGTTTATAGCTACACGGAAGATCCTAATTTTAAAGATTGTTTTTATTGGGGAGAAATTAAAACTGTTCCAATGACGGAGCTTATTAAAATTAATCCTGATTTAACTAATGAAGATTTAAATCAAATAGCTAAGTATAGCCAGTCGTGGTATAATTATTTTAATTCAGCTCAGTTTTCTCAAAACAGTATGTTTTATAGGGACACTGCTACATTAATGTATTTTAATTATAAGACTACGCATTCTTTTGTTTATAAAAGAAAAAAACTAGCTGATGGTAGTTTTAAGACTGTAGAAAAAGACGATCAATTTAACCCACCACAAGAGATGATGGATGATGGGAATTTTGAAAAAATTACAAAAAGAATAGACGTTTGGTATACGGGTGTTATGGTGATGGGAACCAATATATTACTAGAGTGGAAGTTATCAGAAAACATGGTTAGACCTAAGTCTGCTAGTCAACATGCTATGCCTAATTATATAGCGGCTGCGCCTAGAATGTATAAAGGACAGTTTGAATCTTTAGTAAGAAGAATGATTCCGTTTGCGGATTTAATTCAGATGACTCATTTAAAAATACAACAAGTAGTATCAAGAGTTGTGCCAGATGGTGTATATATTGATGCTGATGGATTAAATGAAGTAGATTTAGGAACAGGAAACGCATACAATCCAGAAGATGCTTTAAGATTATATTTCCAAACGGGTAGTGTTATAGGAAGAAGCTTTACTCAAGATGGAGAGTTCAATAATGCTAGAGAACCTATCAAGCAATTAACTTCTAGTAGTGGAGGTAGTAAAATGCAAATGCTTATTACAAACTATAATCATTATATGGATATGATTAGGCAAGTAACAGGAATAAGTCAAGCACGAGATGGAAGTAGTCCAGATCCTAATTCATTAGTGGGTGTTCAAAAGTTAGCAGCTTTAAATTCTAATACAGCTACTAGACATATATTACAATCTAGTTTATACATAACAAGAACCTTAGCGGAATGCATGTCTATTAGAACTTCAGATATTTTAGAGTATGCAGATTTTAAGGATGAGTTTGTAATGCAAATAGGAAAATATAATACAAGAATTTTAGAAGAAATAAAAGATTTGTATTTGTTTGATTTTGGAATATTTATTGAAATGGCTCCTGATGAAGAAGAGAAGGCTATGCTTGAACAAAACATTCAAATGGCTTTGTCAAAAGAGAATATTAGTTTAGAAGACGCTATTGATATAAGAGAAATCAATAATCTTAAAATGGCTAATCAACTTCTGAAATTAAAGAGAAGGCAAAAACAAGAGGCTGAACAAGCTCAAGCGCAGCAATCGCAACAAATGCAAGCTCAAATGCAAATGCAAGCGCAACAGGCTCAAGCTCAATTAGACGCTCAGAAAATTCAAATGGAAACTCAGTCTAAAATGCAAATAAAACAAGCTGAAGTTGGTTTTGATATTGAGAAGCTTAAAAATGAAGCTCAATTAAAAGCTCAACTAATGCAGACTGAATTTGATTTCCAAATGAAATTAAAAGGAATGGAGCAGTCTAATATAGGCGCAAGAGAAGATAATAGAGAAAAAGCAAAAGACAATAGAGTGAGCCAGCAATCCACTGAACAATCTAAATTAATAGAGCAACGTAAAAACAATTTACCTCCTATTAATTTTGAATCAAACGAAGATAGTTTAGATGGGTTTGATTTGGCAGAGTTTAACCCTAGATAGACTAAAATAAATATATATAATTGTTTAACTTTACTAAAAATTAAATCAAATGGAAATAAAAGTAAGAGACTTAGGGGTGGTTGAAGAAAAATCCCGTGCAGAAGTGGAAGAACAGTTGCTTAAAAAGCATGAAGAAAAGTTTGAAGACTCTGTAGAAGACAAAAATGTAATAGACAAGATACAAGTAGATGCTCCGAATGAAACAGTTTCTGAGCCTAAAGATATAAAAGAAGATGTTGCTCCCGTGTCAGAGATAAATGATACAGACGTTCTTTCTTATATTAAAGATAGATATAATAAGGATATAAATTCGGTGGATGAATTGTTTGCGGAAAAAGAGGCAAACGAAGAGTTACCAGAAGATGTATCTGCATATTTTAAGTACAAAAAAGAAACCGGCCGAGGTATCTCAGATTTTTATAATCTACAAAAAGATATTGAAAGTATGGGTGACAATGATGTACTAGCTAATTACTATAGCGCAACTGAAGAAGGTTTAGACGCTATAGATATTCAAGATATAATTGAAGACAAGTTTAGTTTTGATGAAGACGAAGACGAGCCTAGAGATATCAAGAAAATCAAATTAGCGAAAAAACGAGAACTTGCAAAAGCTAAAAGGTTTTTGAATGAACAAAAAGATAAATATAAAGCTCCTCTTGAGTCAAGTGGGGGTGGGTTATCTGATGAACAAGAAAAAAACTTAATTGCTTATAAAAGTTATATTAATGAATCTAAATCTGTCGAGGAAAAGCAAAAGACTAGGTATGATTATTTCTTAAATAAAACCGATGAGGTTTTTAACGATGAATTCAAAGGTTTTGAATTTAATATCGGTGATGATAAAATGACCTATAAGCCTGGTACTTCTGACGAACTAAAAAATGTTCAATCTGACGTTAACAATTTTGTTAGCAAATTTATGGACAAAGACGGTTTGATAGAAGATGCAAAAGGTTATCATCGGTCAATAGCAGTAGCTATGAACCCTGAGAAATTTGCTCAATTTTTTTACGATCAAGGTGTCTCGAATACTGTTGACGATGTTTCTAGAAAATCTAAAAACATTAATATGGATGTGAGACAGTCTCCGCAGACCATCTCTAAAGACGGAATGAAAATAAGGGCAGTAGGAAATACCGATAGTGGAAGAGGACTTAGAATTAGAAGTATTAAACGAAGTTAACATTATTAAAAAAAATTAAAATTATGGCAGTAAATGCAATCCCCGGATTTGATTTGCAACCAAGTGCACAACAAACGCCCTTGTCAACAAATTATTTAAATAGCGCAGGTTTTACCTGGGTTCAACAATACCTTCCAGACACGTACGAAAAAGAATTCGAGCGTTATGGAAATAGAACAGTAGCATCATTCTTAAGAATGGTAGGTGCTGAAATGCCTTCTAACTCTGACCTTATCAAATGGGCAGAACAAGGAAGACTACATACTAAATATCAAGCATGTACATCAGCAGGAGGAGCAGGAGCAGGAGTTAGAACTGGTGTATGGACAATACCTAACAACCTTACAAACTTTAATCCAGCATTAGGTGCTAATGGTGCAGCATTAAGAGTTGGTCAAACTGTAGTTATTTCTGACAATACTGTTGGTTCTAATTTACAAAACAAAGGTATTGTAACTGTAGCTCCAACATTAGGAGCTGCTGCACAAACAGTAACAGTTGCTTATTATGAAGCGGGTGGTCAAGCAATGGCAAACGCAGTAGCATGTGATATATTTGTCTATGGTTCTGAGTTTGCTAAAGGTACTCCAGGAATGTTAGGTTCTAACGAAGCTGATGATAATATCTTTGAAAATAAGCCAATTATAATCAAGGACAGATATGCTGTTTCTGGTTCTGACATGGCTCAAATTGGATGGATAGAAGTTACAACTGAAAATGGAGCGAGTGGATATTTATGGTACTTAAAATCTGAGCACGAAACAAGACTTAGATTTGAAGACTATTTAGAAACTGCTATGCTAGAAGCTGTACCGGCTGCTGCTGGTTCAGGAGCTGGAGATTTCTTACAAGGCACTGGAGCTGGAGCTTCTACTGCTGGATTAAGTGGATCTGACGGTGTATTTTTTGTTGTAGGTAATAGAGGAAATGTTTTTGGAGGTGGTAACCCACAGAATCTTGCATCATTTGACAATATTATCCAAAGACTTGATAAGCAAGGAGCGATAGAAGAAAATGTAATTTTCTGTAATAGACAATTTTCATTTGACATGGATGATATGTTAGCTGCACAAAACTCTCACGGAGCGGGTGGTACATCATATGGTCTTTTTGACAATGATAAAGACATGGCTTTAAATCTTGGATTTACAGGATTTAGAAGAGGTTATGACTTTTATAAGTCTGACTGGAAATATCTTAATGATCCTACTATGAGAGGTGGTATTCAAGGTGGAGGAATCAATGGACTTTTAGTTCCTGCTGGTTCAACTACAGTTTATGACCAAATCTTAGGTAAGAACGCTAAGAGACCTTTCTTACACGTAAGATATAGAGCTTCAGAAACTGAAGACAGAAGGTATAAGACTTGGATCACTGGTTCTGCTGGTGGTGCTCAATCTTCTTCCTTGGATGCAATGGAAGTAAACTTCCTATCAGAAAGAGCTGTATGTACTTTAGGTGCAAACAACTTCTTCTTATTCCAAAACTAGATTATTATATAAATTTTACCCTCACATGTGTGGGGGTAGGGTTTATTTTTTTTAAATCAAATTAAATTATATTATAATGAAAACAAAAAACACTACATTAGTAAACAAAGCATATAGATTAACAAGGGCAGAACGTCCTCTTTCTTACATGCTTTCATCAAGACATTCAGTTAGATCCCCTTTATTATATTTTGACGAAGAACAAGGAATTAATAGACCTTTACGTTATGCAAGAAATCAAAAAACGCCATTTGAAGATGAGCAAGATGGAAATGCAATTTTAGAGCCTGTGGTTTTTGAAGATGGTATGCTATATGTACAGAGAGAAAATCAGATATTACAACAATTCTTACATTATCATCCTGGTAATGGAAGGGTGTTTGAAGAAATTAACGAATCACAAGATGCATCTGTAGAATTAGAATATGTAGAGCTTGAAATTGACGCACAAGTTTTAGCAAAAGATTTACCTGTAGAAAAATTAATTTCTATATCTAGAATGCTTATGGGTAGTGTTGCTAATAGCCTTACTACGCCACAATTAAAAAGAGACATATTAATTTATGCTAAAAGCAATCCGGCAGAATTTATTGAAACAGTAAATGATCCTTTATTAGATTTACAAAATGAAGTACATGGATTTTTAGACGCTGGATTTATATCTTTTAGAAACAACAATAAAGATGTTTATTACAATCTTCCTGGAAATAAAAAGAAAATGCTAACCATTCCTTTTAACGAAGATCCTAATCATGTGATTACATCTTACTTACAGAGTAATGAAGGTATTGAGGCGTATAAGTTCTTAAAGAAACGCTTAAATAAAGAAAAATAGAAAGCTTATCTTTGTAAATTATTAACCCATTAAAATTTTTAACTATGGACAAATTTATCAAATTAAACATTGCTACAGCTGGAGCTGATCAAGGTTTTAAACTAATTTCTATTAACGACATTTTAGAAGTTAAACAAGAAAGCACAACTGTAATAAATATCTTTTACAAAAGTATTTCTACAGCACAGGCAACATACACTGTTGCGGCTAATGGTGCAGGAACTGTTCCGGTTCAATCTAACGTAGTTCAGTCTCTTGTAATAACTTTAGCTGCTGCTGCTGCTGATACGTTTTCTTGGAAGGACTTCTTAAACGAATCTATTGAGACTGCTTTAACATTATCATGGCAACAACCAGTATTTACTCCTGCGGGAAGTTCATACCCACCTGTTGCTGCTGCTGGAGCTGCACCAAGTACAATTACTACAATTGTTACAGGTGTAAAAGCTGCTGGATTACAAGCTTAAGATTTAATTCTTATTAAAACAAAAGAGAGGTTACAAAAAAGTGACCTCTTTTTTTTTTGACTATATTTGTAAAAAGATTTTAGATGATTAACTCGGTTAGAAATACAGTTTTAGCGATAGCCAATAAAAACAATTACGGGTATATAGCTCCGCAAGACTTTAATCTGTATGCACAGCAAGCTCAAATGGATTTATTTGAAAACTATTTTTATCAATATAATAGTTGGATAGTAAAACAAAACCAAAGAGTATCAGGTACAGGATACGCAGATATTGTTAAAAGTTTAATAGAAGTTATAGATGAATTTTCTGTAACTAAAGGGTTAATAAAACAAGGCAATAGTATGTATTTTTTGCCAGATGATTATTATTTTATAAGTAAAATAAATCACTACCCTAATCTTATAGATTTAGGAACAAACAATATAAACACTGTAAATAATCAAGTTGGAGACTCTTTAGCATCCTTTACAACAAGTGGCATACTTCCTGGACAAATAATAGTTAATACAACAGCAGGTAGCACTTATAAAGGTTTTAGTGCTTATGTAGTAAGCGTTGATAGTTTAACACAATTAACATTAAGCTCAAACATATTTCCTGTAACTGTTCCAGCATCAGCAAGCGGAAACACATACTCTATATTTACAACAGCTGGAATAGTAGAGGCCGAAAGAGTAAATCAAAATAAAATATTTTACTTAAACAATTCCCCATTAACAGCACCATCTGTAGGGTACCCTGCTTATGTGTTGGGTGGAGCAACAAGTAATATAATAGGAGATTCAACAACAGGAAAAGTGGGTAATAGTATTACGGTATATCCTACAACATTAACCACAGAAGGTTCAATTATAGCAGAATACGTGAGATATCCTTTACCTCCTAACTGGACATATGCAAGCGTACTTGCAGGAGGAGCTCCAGTATTTAATTCAGCTGCATCAGATTATCAAGATTTTGAATTACCTTTATCAGATGAACCAGGTATTGTAGCTAAAATTTGTCAATACATAGGTATAGAAATAAGGGAAGCTGAGGTTTTTCAATTTGGACAAAGTCAAATAGCAGAAGATAACCAAACACAAGGATAGGATATGGCATTTATAAATGATTACGCATATTACGCAAATTCAGGAGCAGTTCCAGAAGATAAGAATTGGGGATCATACCAATATGTGTCTTTAGATGAAATCGTTAATAACTTTACATTAATGTATCAAGGGAATAATTCTATAATAAATAACGTAGACAGGTATCAAATATTATTTCATGCAAAGCGTGGTGTTCAAGAACTTAACTATGACGCAATGAAAGAGATAAAAATATTGCAAATGGATTTAGGAGATGAGTTAAAGTTAATTCTTCCTTCTGACTATATAAATTGGGTAAGAATTTCTGAGTTTAGAAGCGGAGTTTTATACCCATTAACAGAAAATATTCAGACAGGATGGGCAAACACTTATCTTCAAGATCAAGCAGGGAAGATTATTTATGATCAGAACGGAAATGTATTAAGACCACAAGATTCTGAATTAGACGTGTCTTTTAGAAATAACACTAAAAGTATTTACTTAAATACAAACAGTCCGTATAACAATCAAGAGGGATATAATGTAAATGGATCTTGGTATTTTGATTATGCAGTAGGCGCAAGATTTGGATTAAACACTGAAACCGCTAATCAGAATCAAACATTTTCTATTGACAAGGCAAGAGGAGTAATTAATTTTAGTTCTGCTTCTCCTGATATGAATATTGTTATAGAATATGTTTCAGATGGAATGGAGAAAGGAGTTGATGCTAATATTAGTGTTAACAAACTATTTGAAGAATTTATATATGCTTATATAACTTACTCTATTTTAAACTCTAAAATGGGTGTTCAAGAGTATATAATAAATAGAGCTAGAAAAGACAAATCTTCTTTATTAAGAAATGCTAAGATAAGGTTAAGTAATATTCACCCTGGGAGACTCTTGATGAGCATGAGAGGAAAGGATAAATGGTTAAAGTAAAATGCCAATAATAACAACAAATTTTATCGCTGGTCGAATGAATCAGAGTGTGGATGAACGATTGCTTCCTCCTGGCGAATATATTGAAGCTTTAAATGTTAGACTAGGGTCTACTGAGACTACAGAAATGGGTGCTTTAGAAAACTCTAAAGGAAACACTAAGCTAACTACATTGCAATTTAACGGAGCTAATTTACAAGAGGCTATTTGCATTGGAGCTTATGACGATGGAGCAAACGAAACAATGTACTGGTTTGTTACATCAGTTACTGCTGACATGATTGTTTCTTTCAACACTAAGACTACTTTATTAAATTATCACGTTGTAGATGCAGGGAGTATATTAAACTTTGATTCAAAGTTTTTAATAACAGGAGTAGACAAAATAGGAGATTTGCTGTTTTATACAGATGACTTAAATCCTCCTAGAAGAATTAATGTCACTAGAGCCTATACAAATGTAACTGCTGCGGATTTAAACGTAATAGTTCAGCCTCCTTTATCATCGCCAACAATTAACTTATTCACACAGGTTACGGAAGCTAATTATATGGAAACTCGTATGATTTCCTTTGCTTACAGATACCAATATAGAGATGAAGAGTATAGTGCATTATCACAATTTAGCGACATAGCTTTTGTTCCAGGAGTATTTAGCTTAGATACAGCAACGAATTTAAACGGTGGAATGAAAAACATTTATAACGCTGTAAACATTAGTTTTAATGTAGGTGGAAAAAATGTAATTGGCGTTGATTTGATATTTAAATTTTCTGATTCTAATATTTTAAATATAATAGAGAAATTTAAAAAACAAGACTTAGGCTGGGCGGATGACTCTATTCAAACTCAAAGTTTTTCTAACAGTAAAATATATACTATTTTACCAGAAAGTGAACTATTAAGATTATACGACAATGTGCCTTTAGTTGCTAAAGCTCAAACTATAATAGCTAATAGATTGATGTATGGTAACTATGAAGATGGACGAGATGTTATAGATTTAAATGGTATTAATTGCCAGATGTTATTTGAAGCTGAAACCACATCTACAGCTATTGACGTGAGTGAGGTTTCAACGTCACTATTAAGTGGAATACCTTACACTATAGACGTTTCTAGAACAGTGCCTTCTAGCGCTGTTAGTATAGACTACTCTAGTATAGCTAATAAGTTGAAAAGTGGAGCATTTTTAAATTTTGAATTTACATTTGTATGGGATAGTTACACTGGAAATACAAGTACGGTAACTGGGCAGCAGGGTGGTACTAACATTAACGCTACCTTTACATTGCTTACGGATTATGCTACAGTATTTGAGATGGCTTCTAGTACTGTTTTTCAAGCTTTTGTAGGAACTACTATTGATAGTTTTAATCCAGTGCCAACTTCTTGTTTAGGAACAACTCTTACAGATAACTTTAATTGTGCCGTACAAAATCCTGTGGATAGTGATGCGTCTTTAAATTGGGTAAAAATAGCATCTGGAATTACGGCATTAGAACAAGGTATTAAAGTTGTCACATCACCAGGAAGTGATATTGTAACCTTTCAATTACCTGCAATAAAATTTAATGATAGTGCGGTTCCAGCAGCAGCACCATTATATGGATACTATAGGTTCCTTACGGCAGACTCGTTATTTTTAGGAAACGGAAATACCAAAAGCTTACATAGTAATAGAAATTATGAAGTAGGAGTGGTTTATATGGATGAGTATTTACGAAGCACTACTGCTTTAGTCTCTCCAGATAATACTGTTTTTATTCCTGCATCTGCTTTAATAAATAAAAATCAAATAAAAGTAACTATTCCAGTAAATCAAAGACCTCCTTTTTGGGCTACAAAATATAAGTTTGTAGTAAAAAGAGCTGAAGGCCCTTATAACACTGTGTATAGTAATTTTTATTATTCTGATACCACCACTAATACGGTATATTTTAAATTAGAAGGACAAAATCAAACTAAAGTAAAAACAGGAGATATATTAAGAATAAAAACAGACAATAGTGGTGCGCTTAGAAATTATCAAACTGCTGAAGCTTTAAACGTAGAGGCTCAAGCACAAAACTTTTTAGATCCTTCAGCGAATGTAGTAACTGAAGCTGCAAATGGAGATAAGATTAATCCTTCTATAAAGCAACTCCCAGGATTATACATGGAAATGAAGCCTACAACTTTTAGTGTAGACACTTCCGCAGAGGCAACGGGATGGGCTTCTGAGTATAAAAGTGATTTTAGCAGACGAAACTATCCATCTATAATAATTCCTTGTTTTAGAGTAGATGCTAGTGGTGATCCATTAGAGAATTTAGCAATTCCTCAAGGGAGTTTAGTTACGTTTAAATTTAACTTTGGAAGGTTTTATAGAAATAATAATAACGGAGCGGAGTTTTATGAATACGACAAAACAATTCAAGCTTCTAATAACTACGATAATTTATATGCGTTTACTATAGGAGAAAATATAGATTTTGAGGGAGGTATTTGTACAGTTTCAGGAGATGAATCGTGTAATAATAATGTTTTTCTTAATCCCTTAAGAGGTGGAGCTATGGAATCTAAAGGTTCATTTTCATACTCACCACCACAAAACGAAGGTAATAATAGATATATATATTTATCTACTAACGGAGGAGATCCTTCTACAGGAGCAAATCAAACTAATTTTTTATACTTAGGTATTAAGGCAGGAACTCAAGGTGTTACTGGTCATAAATCAAGAATTAACGGAAGAATTAATGTTCAGCTTTCTAATACTTTAATTACTTTTGAAACTATTCCAGTTGACGTAGATAATGATATATATTATGAAGACGATAAAGCGTATGATATATCAACTACATCCGGTGTTCAATTTCATGATGCAGGTTCAGTAACTGGAGATCAAAATCAAACAGGATTATTACCCGCTTTAGTAAACTTAGGATTTTTCGATTGCTTTGCTTTTGGAAATGGAATAGAAAGTTTTAAAGTAGAAGACTCTTTAGTGGGTCAATCTTTTACACTAGGACAAAGAGTTACCTCTGTATCTTCTCAAGATTTTAAAAAAGCTGATAGGTTTGCTGGAATGACTTACAGTGGAACTTTTAATGAAGAAACTAATATTAATAAGCTAAACGAATTTAATTTAGGATTAGTTAATTTTAAAGATTTAGAGGTTATATATGGGCCTATAGAAGTGTTACACGGAAGAGAAACAGACATTCTTGTTTTACAAGAAGATAAAATTTCTTATGTTTTAGCAGGTAAAAATTTACTTTCTAGTGCTGCTGCTGGAGGAGCTATCACTAACACCGCAGAGGTATTAGGTAATCAGATAGCAAGAATAGAGGAATACGGTATAAGTAAAAACCCTGAAAGTTTTGTTTCATATGGTTTTGATAAATTTTTTACTGACGTTAAAAGAAATGCTGTATTAAAATTATCAGGAAGCGGTCAGTCGGAGCAATTAAGTGTTATATCAGACACTGGGATGAGGTCTTTTTTTAGAAACACTTTTACAGATAGTTTTGAAACACAGAAATTAGGAGGGTTCGATCCTTATATGGGAGAATTTGTTTTATCAACGAATTCACTTCCTTTACCAACAACAATAGTGCCTATTAATTGCAATAGCACTCTTTCTAGACAAGATATTGATGACGCATCAACTTATACTTTAAATTTAGGAACTGAACAAGGAACAGTTGCTTTTGATTTTATTGTAACTGGAACGGTTAACTTAAATGTGATTTGGAATAGTATTACAGTAATTAATCAGTCTATAACCGGCAACAGTGCTGTTAATTTTATTAAAAATTCTTCCACACCAACCACAGCAGTGGTAACAATTACCCCAGCAGGATCTGCGTCTTTTGATATTACACCTAAATGTCCTTCAACACCATCTTTAATTATAAGGCAAATGACTTTAGGGTCTCCAGCTGATTCAGGTAAATTTATACATAATGAATTTTTCTGGAAACAAGGTACGTTTACAAGTCCTGTTTCTAGTGAGTTGATTCAATTAAATACAGACACTGCAAATATAGGTGGAGTATACATCGAAACGGCTGGTAATTCATCAACAGGATTATTTCCTCCAGATAATGCGACTGTCACAATGCAGTCTAATAAAAAAGATAATGATGATTTTGTTTTTGATCCAGCGGAACATAAATTTAGAAGATTTGTAACTCCGTTTGATTACACACCAGCGGAATGGATAAATATAGAAGGTAACTCTGCTGATGTAATTCCTATTACTAATCCTTCTACGGGATTATATCAAGCAAGTTTTACTTATGAAAATCCAAATAATTTTCAATATTTATATTTGACTTGGGATTTAAGAAAATCGCATAGTATAAATTTAAGAACAGGAGCAACCACATCTATAGCTTGTTGCTCAGGGCCTTCGGCAACTTATTATTTAGATACACCTAATTTTGCAACAGCAACAGCGGTATTTACTGATAGCACTTTGCATAATTCCGCACCTAATCAGTTTTATCAATCTAACAATATTGTAAGGGAACAGACTGGATCACCAGGTAAATTATTACCAGGACAATCTTGTCTTCCTTGTGGATCACCTATTCCATTATGTTTTGCTGCAACAGCTAACGAAGTTTGTTGTACGGCTTGTGTTTATACATCCTACTCTTCTTCTATTGTTCAATCAACTAGATATGAGGCTTGTTTATTAGCTAAAGGAGAAACTTATTATCATAACGGAACAGGAACTACTCCTGTAGTAAATAATTTTGTTTATTCAGACGATAAAGGAACAACAATACTAGCAGCAGGATACTACTCATTAAATGCTACTTCAGTAATATTTGTAAACTCTAATGGAATGGTTGAAAATTTACTAACTTGTTAAAAATATGGCAACTGACAATACATTTTATATAAACGCTGTTGATTTTGCGAATGCAACAGCAGTTTTTACAGATCCAGCCTTAACCACATTAGCAGCTGACGGATTTTATCAAGCTCCTATTGAAGGAGTTGCAACTTATAGAGAGCTTACGGGTGGTGTACTTGCAGCGCCAGGTAATTGCACTTGTGCAATAAGCCAGGTATTAGAATTTAATACTAGTCCATCTGATTTATGCTGTATAAGTCAAACGGGAGTTACTTATTTTATTGATCAAGGAACTACTTTTGACACTACTACAGGACTTTATACTGATTCAACAGGACAAACTAAAGCTCCTGATGATACTTACAGGGTTAGTGGTACTAATACTTTTAGAGTGCAAAGTGGAGGAACTTTAGCTGCGGTTGCGTCTTGCCCTACTTGCCCAGTTGCGTGTGGTGCAATAACTATACCAACGGGAGCAAAGGGGTCTTATAATTTAAACGTAACTTTAGGTAGTGACCTAGGTGCAATTGTAGTTTATTTTAATCCTTTTAGTGTCCCTGATGGAGTTAGAGGCGTTTATAATAGTGTAAGTTATAATGCATTATCTGCGCCAAGTAGTGGTTACATTAAATCAACAAGCGGTGTAGCTGATGCTTATACTATTTTAGGAGATGCTAATGATAGTTGTCTAAACGTATTAAACCCTCTTCCCAATACAACAATTTATGATTATTTTGATGCAATAGTTGGTAATGCATGGGTACAAAATGGAACGGAATCAGTAACCGTCAATAATGGTGATATACAAGGTGGGGGTTCAAGTGAGTTTAGCGTTATGGTAATTCCAAAGCCAACTGCTAGCCCTACAACAATGGATTTAAAATCTCTAGGGCCATGTACTGGTACTGCTTTTAATCTAGACATCGCTTGTCCAGCAGCATTACCCTCATGGTCAACAAGCACAATTGCACAAAACACCACGGCTATTTCTGCATGCGCAGGTTCGGGAGCAACAGGGTTTTTTGCTAAAAAATATACTGATAGAAATAATGCTGGTGTGGTATTACCTATACTTTATAACTGGGTGTTCTCAGATAATACAGGAGCAACAGTATTGCCTAATGGATTCTATAAAATAACCGGAACTAGCGTAGCTCAAGTAGCTAATGGTGTTGTTACAGCAGTTACAACTTGCGTTTCAGCTATATCTTATTCTAGTTCAGCTACAAAAGCTACGGTAGCTGATGCTTGTATTGGCACAGTAGATCAAGTTTATTATCACAGTGGATCTGGAGCACTTCCAGGGGCTGGAGAATTTGTTTACTCTGATGCGGGATTAACTACTGTTTTAGGAAATGGGTTTTATAAAATTAATGCAACATCGTATATAGAGGTTACAAACGGAACAGGATTAGTTTCTGGGCCTTCAAGCTTTGCTTTTGGAACTTCTTGGACTAGTAGTGTAGTAGCGGCTAATATAAACGCTGCATGTGCACTATCAACAAGCACAACCTTTACACATGATAATAATTCTGGTGACCCTGTAGTTAATGATAAGTGTTTTACAGACGCTTGTAAAACTATTCCATTAGCTAATGGATTCTATAAAACTAGCAATAACACTGTTGTAAGTATTACAGGTGGATTGGGTGTTGTAATAGGCGTAACTGCTTGTACAGTTCCTGTTGCGTGTGGTGCAATAGCTATACCTGGTGGAAATCAAGGATCTTATAATTTAAATGTAACTTTAGGGACAGATGTAGGAGCAATTGTAGTTTACTTTAATCCGGCAAGTATACCAGATGGTGTTAGAGGTGTTTATGACAGTACAAGTTACAATGCATTATCTTCACCAAGCAACGGTTATATTAAATCAACAAGTGGAGTGGCTAATGCCTATACTTTTTTAGGAGATGCTAATAATCAATGTATTCCAGCTAGACCTAATACAGTAACTTATGACTATTTTGATGAAATAGTTAATGGTGCTTGGGTACAAAATGGAACGGAGTCTGTAACTATAAATACTGGAGATGTGCAATTAGGAGGAAGTGGTGAGTATAGTTCTATGGTAATTCCAAAACCAAATGCTAGAGATCGGAAGAGCGTCGTGT